CGATCATGCTGCGGTCGATGACCAGATTGCGTGCGATGCCATTGCTAACGGTTTTGCCGTGCCTAGCGTCGAGCCCGTCCAGCAGCCTTCGGTATCAACCGAGCAAGTTTCCACTGAGGCCGCCTGATGCCCAGCGTATTGGTCACCGCCCCCACTGAGGAGCCGGTCTCCCTGGCGGAGGCCAAGCTTCATCTGCGGGTCGATTACACCGACGACGACGTGTTGATCGGTGCGCTCATCACCGCTGCGCGTCAGCACGCCGAAAACGACACCCGGCGCGCCCTGGTGACGCAGACCTGGCGGCAAGTGCTGGACCAGTTCCCCGCGCCAGGCGTCAACATCGGGAGCGCCAACTGGTACGGGCCGCAGTGGGGCAATTCCCCTGGGCCGTTGACCACCCTCAGAGCCGATGGTCGCACGGGCTTTGAGATGTATCTGGACCACTCGCCCGTGGTGAGCGTGGATTCACTCCAGTACATCGACCAAGATGGGGTCACGCAAACCTTGGCCTCGAGCGCCTACAAGCTCGACAACGTGACTGCCCCCGCTCGCCTGGTGCCTGCATACGGGACGACCTGGCCGACTACCCGCAACGAAATCAACGCCGTGTCGGTGACTTACACCTGCGGCTTTGGAGCTGCGGCAGCTGTGCCCGAGACCATCAAGCGGTGGATGCTGCTCAGGATCGGTGCGCTGTACGAGAACCGTGAAGAGGTGGCGACTGGGCGGAGCATTTCCGTCACCCCCATGCCGTTTATCGACTCGTTGTTGACGCCGTATCGCGTCCTGGGGTTCTAAGTGGATGCGGGCAAGCTGCGCAAGTCGATAGTGCTGCAACGCCGCGACAGCACCCAAGACAGCTACGGTGCCCAAGTCACGACCTGGAGCGACGTCGCGCAGGTGCGTGCAGAGATTGTTCCCATGAGTGGCCGCGAGTTGCTGGTGGGCCAGGCATTCAATGCCGAGGTGAGCCACCAAATCACGGTGCGCTATTTCAAAGAGCTGGCCAACCCCATCGAGGTGGCCAAGCTGCGGGCGGTGTACGGCAACCGCATTTTCAACATCCACGCCTCCATCAATTTCGAGGAGCGCAACCGCATGGTGACGCTTTACGCCTCCGAGGGCTTGAACGATGGCTGAGTTGGTCAACGTCAAGGGTCTCAAAGAGTTGCAGCAAAGCATGAAGACGCTCTCTGCCAATGTTGCCAAAAACGTCTTGCGCGGGGCTGTCAATTCGGGTGCCCGCGTCGTGCGCGACCAAGCCAGGAGCAACGCACCTGTGCTGCATGCGGCCATCCCCAGTCACCAACCTCCTGGCACTTTAAAGCGATCCATTGTGGCCAGCTTTATTCGCGAACGCTCCAACCAAAACCAGTCCATGTTCTATGTGACTGTGCGACAGGGAAAGAAGTATCGCGGTCAAGGCAAGCGTCAGACCAAGTCACAGGATGCCTATTACGGAGCCTGGGTCGAGTTGGGTCATTACTTTGTTGCCCACAAACCCTCAGGTACTTCGTATAAGCAGCACCGAAAAGTTCAACACGCGAAGGGTGTCTGGGTGCCCGCGCATCCATACCTGCGCCCAGCTTATGAGGCCAAAAAATACGAAAGTGTTGATGCGATGAAGCAATACATCGAAAACAGGCTTCCGGTTGAAATTCAAAAGGCCCGTCGAGCATGACCATGTTGGAAACCTTTACCGCCTTGGTGAGCGGTGCGACTGACGCAGGGGACCGCATCTACCCCCAAGTAGCCCCTGATGGGGTTGCCCGTCCGTTCATCGTCTATCAGCGCATCAATACCAATACCGAGAACGTGCTCAGTGGCAGCTCAGGCCTCAAAAACACACGCCTCCAGGTGGATGTGTTTGCCACTACCTACTCCCAAGCCCAACAAATAGCCCTTGCCATCGAAAACCTCATGGCGAGTTGGTCAACGCCCAACGTCTCCATCGTGTCCCAGGACATTTTTGAGGACGAGGTCAAGCTGCACCGAGTAATGACTGACTACTCGATCTGGCACGACAACTAACTTTTCTCAGTCCCCCCCCCGGAACCCGCCCGCAAGGCGGGTTTTTTTTCGCCCCTCCCACCCGCTTCGGCGGGTTTTTTCGTTTCTGGAGACTCTAAATGGCTTCATCCGCTATTTCCGCGCAAGGCAGCGTCATCGCCATCGGCACTGGTTCGGGTGCCGCCAAAACCATCACCGCGATCAGTCTGGGCAACCCGACAATCATCACCTCGTCTGCCCACGGCTTTGCCAACGGCGACGTGGTGACTCTCGCGGGCTTGACAGGTGCCGATGCGGCTACCTTGAACGGCCAGGTGGTGAGTGTTCGTAACGTCACGACCAACACCTTTGCGGTGTACATCGACACCACGGGCAAGACCATCACCGCAGCCGGTACGGCGACGACGACGACGTTCACCAACATCGTTAACGTGCGCAGCTTCAGCGGCTTTGACGGCTCAGCCAGTGAGATTGATGTCACCAACCTGGACAGCCTGGCCAAAGAGTTCCGCCTCGGTCTGGTCGATCAAGGTCAGTTCACGATGGAGCTGGACTATGACAACTCCAACGCTGGGCACATTGCTCTGCGCTCCAAGCAAGTCTCGGGCATCCTGAGCAACTTCAAGCTGACGCTGCCCAACAGCAACATCATCACCTTCAACGCTTATGTGAAGAAATTCAGCCTGGCGGGTGGAGTGGATGCCGTGGCCAAGACTCAAGTCGATCTGCGCATCACCGGCGCAGTGACCAACCTGTGAGGACTTGCGCATGACTGTGTTGTCCAAAGACCAAATTCTCGAAGCTGCCGATCTCCAATCCGTGCCCGTCGAGGTGCCCGAGTGGGGTGGCAGCGTCCTGGTGCGCACCATGACTGGCGCGGATCGAGACGCCTTCGAGAACAGCATGGTGACGGTCAAAGCTGACGGCACCCGCACCCCTGACATGACAAACCTGCGGGCCAAGCTGGTCGCTCTCACCCTGGTGGATGAGGCTGGCAACCGCCTGTTTGAGGTGGGGGACATCCCGCGCCTGGCTGCTAAGTCGGCGGCGGCGCTGGAGCGGGTCTTTGAGGCAGCCCAGCGCATCAATGGCTTGGGCCTCAAAGCTGAGGACGAAGCCGTAAAAAACTGACCAGCCAGCCAGGGCGGAGGTTTTACTTTCGCCTGGCGCTGGCGTTGGGAATGACGGTGCGTCAACTGTTGGCCCATACCACGAGTCTGGAGCTGACAGAGTGGCGAGCCTTTTACGACCTCGAGCCGTTCGGCGACCTGGTGGCTGACCAGCGGCATGGGATTGCACAGTCACTGGCCGCCAACCTACAAAGGGATGCTAAGCGCAGGCCCGAGCCCTATTTGCCCGAGGACTTCATCCCCTGGCATGAGAAGCACCGCGAGCCAGTCAACCCTGACGGCAAGCTGATGAGCGATCCCGAGGCGCAAGCCGCTCTCATTAAATCGCTGTTCAAAACGAACGGCTAACACTCAAACGGACCATCATGGCCACTCTAGGATCAGTCGTCGTCGAAATGTCGGCCAGCACGGCCAAGTTCGAGTCCGATTTGGGTCGAGCGGCGTCCATGGCAGAGCGCCACATGGCGCAGATCGACAAAGCGGTCGATATGGTCAAGTCGAGCATCAAGAACTTGGGGGTGACTCTGGGCGTCGGGCTTGCTCTTGACCAGGTGAAAAGCAAGATTGAGGGCGCCATTCAAGCGGCAGCAGGCTTGCAGCAGCTCTCGGAACGCACAGGCGCAACCGTTGAGTCGCTTTCAGGTCTGGCAGCGGTGGCCAAGCTCTCGGGAACTGATGTTGATTCGCTGGCCACGGGCTTGCAAAAGCTCAGCAAGGCAACCGTGGATGCCCAAAACGGGGGCAACCAGACTTCGGGCGCGTTCAAGGCATTGGGCATCTCGCTAGAGTCCCTCAAAGGCAAAGGCCCCGAGGAGGTGTTCAAGACGATCGCCATGCAAATGGACCAGTACCGCGACGGTGTGGAAAAAACCACCGTGGCTCAGGTCTTATTAGGCAAGGCCGGTGCCAACCTGTTACCAGTCATGAAAGATTTGGCGTTGGTAGGCGAGTACCAGGTCAAAACCACGACTGCGCAAGCGGAGGCGGCAGACGCCCTGGAAAAAAATCAAATTCGCTTGGCAGCCAGTTCTAACGCGATATACAAAATCGTGGCCATGGAGCTTGTGCCCGTGATGAATGATTTCGTCATGGCTTTGATTCAGGTGCAAAACTCGCAGGATGGTCTCAAAAAGTCGATCCAGCAGTTAGCCAGTGACGGCAAGATTCGCCAATGGGCTCAGGATGCAGCCATCGCAGTGGGTACGGTGGTCGAAGCCTTGCTCGGTTTGGTGAAGGTTGTCTCAGCAGTGGTGGGCAGCTTCCAGGTGGTGATCGCTGAGTCAAAGATGGCCATCGAGTTCTTGAAGCACCCCATCGACTCGATGACCGGCAACAACGAGGGTTTGAAAAAGACACTCGACGAGCGTGCCAAGCTACTGGCCGATGTCAACAA